AACTTCATATTGAGTACCATCATCAATAATTAAAATATCTTCGGCTAAAAGTGGCGTTTTAGTATAAACATTTTTCCAGTCTCTTAATCTGTCACCTTCGGGCATTAATAACAATTCCTTACCCGGCGTAGGTTGAACGCTTGCACTTATAGTTAATGTTGTTGTGGTTTGACCTCCGAAATAACCACTAGTATAATCACCACCGGACTTTCTTTTTACTGTTACAGTATTCATATTAAAAAGTCTTGGTATATACGCGTATGTCATTCTAAGTGACTCTCAAATGTTACAGAGTTTTTCATATGCCTAGTATCAACTAGCGGATCATTATACCCAGCCACCGTCATACCTTGCGCAGTAATATCTTTTTTACGTTTACCTTCCCTAGCCATGCCCTTCTTAAGAGCCTTTGCTGCTTGAGTTGATGGAGCATTAGGCGGTGTGGTAAATTTTTCTATTTTATTTTTAACTAGATTTGCAAAATAAAACCCAATTTGATCTAGTGCTTTTTTTACAGTCATTTGGAAAGTTATAATTTTCTGAAAATTATCTTGTCTTAGCTTTTTAACATTATCAAGATTCTCATCAAAAGTTGATCGCAAAAAACTGCGCTCTGGAATAACAATGTTTTTATTTTTACCAGCCTTATCAGTTCCGAACTCATTTGTGGCCGCTACCTCAACTACGCTTGTCCCATTTGGATAAGGCTCAGCATCTTTATGAATTCCAACTGTAACAAAACAATTCTTTATTAGGCCAAGTTCTTTTTTAAGTTGCTTGAAGCCTTTGTCAGTATCTTTTATTGAGATACTTGTCTTCATAATTACAACCTATATCTGCTTTGTTGTGGAGGCAAATAAGCGTTATTTTCTTGCATGTCCTTGGTGAATTTAGGAGCAACTAATTCGGTGTCTGTGCTATTGGCTTCCTTCTCTGCAAGGTCTATGCCCCCAGCAAGTATTTGAGGTTCACCGTCTTTATACATTTGTTGCTTAAGTTCCGAAGCAAGATCAGCAAACTGTTTTGAAAGATTAGAGAAATCAACCCTAACTCCACCAACAGCTTCATTGGCATATCTGGAAAACCTAGCTATTAACTGATAACATGCCTGATATGCTGTCTGAAAAACATAATTATTGTTATTACCAAGCATATACGTTATTTCTGCATCATTGAAATATTCATTAGTAACATCGGTATCGCCGATATGAAATCTAACAGCGTCTTTAGCAGAACTTGCAGGATCTCCAGAGTATGACATTATTTAGCATACCTTTTCATAGGGTTTGTAAATACTTTTTTCATTTGAGTAGAAAGCGTTTGAGTTTTTACAGTTTCCCTAGGTGCCTCATCTTTTGTTTTGGCTATGATATTCTGATCTATGTAAACCTCAATATCATATGAATCCCAGGATTGAACTTCGGGAACCGGATCTCCCGGATCCCTCCATTCATATGTTCCCCGATTGGTTTTAACTTTTATTCTTTTTTTTGCAATATAAGCCATCACCAATCCCCCTAATCTAACTTATGTCAAAATAGCGTTTATGAAAACACCAAGATCAGAACCAACAAGTTTCTGATCCCATGCCATCGAACCTTCAATTCTATCTGATTCTATCTCTTCAATACGGAATTTCTTTATAACTGCCAGGTTGTTACCTGCGCCATAAAGTCCTACCCATTGGAAAGTATAACCAGCAGAAGGCTGAAGTATCGAAGGTGCAGGATTGCTATAGCACAAAAGGGCGCTATTCTTAACTATTAAGTCCATTGCGTCTGTTTTGCCTTCTAGTGCTGTATTTTCAACTGCATCTACGATAAGGAATTTATCGAGTTCAAATAATGCTGCAAGTATTTCAGGAGTCAATACTCTTGCAGAAGTATATTTGAAACGGTCAATTACATCGGCATGATTTTTGAGAGTTGTAAAAACATCTCTTGTCATAACCATTGTATTCGGCCTAAAACCTGTTGCAGCATGAACCGTATTTTTATAGTTTTCTACGTCTGAAATTGGATGAGATCCGGCTGCATCCCATTTAGTAGCAGGAACAGGATCAGAACCCCATACGCCTGTTTTCATGTAGTTTGAAACAAAAACTTTTTCTCTTTTAAGAAGATGTTTTTGAGTTACGTATCTTGTTGCATCTCTATCCATATCCAAGGGAATATCAGCATTTTGACGAGTCTGATCATCCACATCCTTGTGAAGGCTATAGACATCGGCATAATAGGAAGGCGTATTGTCTATTGAAAATCCGCCGCCTGCTGATTCGCTTCCCGGGGCTCTTTTCTTTACATCGTCTCTAAACCAGTCGCCTTTCGTATACACGAAATAACGATCTGATTGCTTCTGAACTGGTATTACCGGAAAAACTTTACCGGCAACAAACATGTTTTCCGACTGTAGATAAGCAATTGACATCTGCGTCAACGGTCTATTTACATGGACTTGCGCTCTAGTTGGTTGTGACATATTATAACCCCCTTACCTTGTTACCAGCACAATGACACCTTCGCCCTCAGAAAAAGCTGCTGTTGCAGAAGCAACAACGCTAATAGTGTCTAATGCTGTGAATGCGTTACCCGCTGTAATTGCTGCCCCTGCTACTCTATTTCCAAGAGGAGTGCAATTTGCGGAGGTTAGTGTCACTGCGCCGCCTGTTACTGCTACTGCGCCAATTTCCAATGAAAGAACCGATCCGCAACCTGTAGTTGTAACCGGATCAGTAATAACTAATTGACTTGAAATTATCTCGCCAGCAAAACCCGGCAAGAAATTAGTTACAATATCACCATCGGCAATATTTGAAAGAATTACTGGAATGCTTAAGAAAGAATAATGGTTTGTAAAACCTGCACCGGATCTTCCAAGTAATGCTACCGTACCTATTGCTCCAACTGTTCCGCCTTCTAAGGCAATAGCAATTTGAGCATTAGTTCCAGTATGTGCTATTAGTCTTCCGACCGAGTCGCTCATCAGCATATCCCCGGCGGTTACTGTAGCACCAAATTCAGCTTTACTTATTCCCAAAAGTTCAATTTCAACTGATTGACCAGCTGTAGGTTCATTTTGAAGTATTCCTATTGCAGCCTCTCCAGCTCCTGATAGATTTACTGTGTTGTCCGTAGTCGTCATCTTGACGCATCTAAATTGATAAGTACTCAAATCTGCTGCGGCAAGGAGTGTACCCGGCTTAAGGACTGGTATCTCGTATCCCATGTTTTTTCTCCTTGTTTAAATTAAACTCAATTAACGAGTTTCTGTTTCTTTTTCGTATTGTTCGTAAAGTTCAGGATTAGCCTCAAGTGCCTTCATATACGCTTGTTCTTTTGTTAATCCCTTACCATCTTCTGATTTCATGATAGCTTCAACTTTGCTATCTATCATCTTCTCTGCATCCAATTTTGCAATTGACTCAGAGTGACCATTTTCAGTGAAAAGATTTTCCGAGGAAGCATCTGCGCCCTTTAGAATTGCAAAAATCTTGTCTTCCATTTCTTTGGAAATCTTTTCATTAACTGTTTTAAGAATTTCGGCAAGATCTTCCTTCTTAACGCCTAAATTCTTTATCTCAGAAGCCTTGGCGATAAATTCTTTTTGGATCTTATCTGCCTGTTCTTTTGCAAGGCTAGCTTCTAGCTCATCATTCTTTTTCAAAATAGGTTCAAGCATTGCAATCTGTTCTTTTGAAAAATTTTCTGGGTACTCATAGCTTCCATCTGATTTCTTAACAGGTGTCATGCATTTCTGAGCAGCAGCATTGGCAGGCGGTGCAACTTCTTTACCAAGTTTCTCAATCTGCTCTTCTTTATCTTTAAGAGCTTTTTTTATCTTTTCTATCTCTTCGTCTTTTTCCTTCATAGCCTTTTTTGATTTCTCAACTTCAATTTCAAATTTCTCTTTGTCATTTTCTGGAACATCATTTCCTTTTTCGTCTTTTTTCACATTGCCCCCTGTACCTTGTGCCATAGGATACCCGTATCTTGGGCTAGGGCCGTCGATTTCGGAAAGCGTTGAAAGTTCACCCATTATTTTATCGCCTATCTTGCCTTTAAGGGCTATAAGCATTTTTAGGGCGGCTTTCAGAGCTTCGATTTCCTCGGCTTCAAGGTCTTCACCGTTTTTGTTTTTAATATTATTAATTTTCTCAAGTGCTTCTTCTGGCAAATCAGCTTTTTGTACCATTTGAGATATTTTTAAAAGAGATTCCTTATCTGCCATTTCTTCCTCTTCACTTTTTTTAAGGAAAAATACTTTCTTATTGGCACCGCTTTTACATAAAGCTACAAATGGAGCTACTAGGTCGGAAAGTTCACGTTCTTTTTTATCTGCCATAATATAATAGTCTCATACTTTTTTTATTTTTCAACATGTTTTTTTATAAGATCTTTTTTGTATCCCCAACCTCCAGGAGAATAAGCATTCAACTCGCCGCGTTCGATCTTATCCCAAACGCTTGAGTCGTTAACTTTGATAGCAAGAATCCACGACCCTTTTTTAATTTTACTTCCATCCGGGGCCTTGAAATCTACTGGTGAAATATAACTTTCAACTGGTACTGCACTTATAGGACTAAAGCTATGATTTAAATCTACATTCCTAAACTTTTCCAAATAAAGATGTGCGGTTTTTTCTATCTCTTCCTCGGTCATTCTATCCCCATGCGCATCGCCATATTTTGTAACATCTGTCATGGGTTCTATAACTACCGCATAAACTATCTGCTTAGCTTTATCAGATTTATATATTGCAGCAAGACCATTTTCTTTTTTGACAATTGAATATGATGAATTTATTTTTTCAATAGTATAATTGCCTTTTATTTTTTTACCGCTCATATTTAAATTAACTTTTCCGATATCCGATATTTCAACACTATACTTGCCTGCATCAATTGTGAAAAATTTATTAAACGTTTTAGTTTCATCGTCTATTTTTATAAGAGGTTTGGCTATTGCGGCATCAAGCCAGAATATGTCCTGGGGTAATTTAAAAGTACCGTCCAACCTGTCCCCTGCTCCTAATTGACAAACGTCTTTACTTTCCCCGGCTAGGAAAACATTAAAGCCCCAAGCATTATCATTTCCCTCAAGCCTTAAGTCTCCATGATAGCGTTTACCTTTGGCTTGTAGCTCTTCCTCAGAAAGCTTTGAATCTTCTTCTGAAAGATTTGGATAATGATGATGATAAATAAATTTTCCTTTACCGGAAACAGGAAGTTGATATTTATAAGTCTTTTCCCAGCTAATATCACCATCATGATTGGGTGGTATATCATAATCGATCATTGCCTTTAAAATGTTATACGTAAAATCGTCTTCAATATCTTCTTTTATAACCTCAGTTTTAATAACATCTTTTCTGCGTAATACTAAATCATAGAGAGGGATATGGTCATCGTGCGGCCCTTGCGATGAAGAAAAATAATGTACAGGTTTATCTTTGTTAGCATCTACTATTTTTCTAACGGGCACATTTATATTTTCAGAATTGATAATATATTTACCGTCTTTGTCTAGATCTGATTTTATAAGAACATCAATATCACCGGGATCTTTCTTACCCTTTGCCACTGAACCAACTATTGATATTAAATCCTTAACAACCAAAACCTCCATAGGTAATTCTGGGATTTCAATGCTTGCAACTCTATCTTTAGAATCATTAAGTCCCATGACAAATTTATAAAGTTCACTATCTTGATTTATATCAAGGCCGCGCTTAGTGGCCTCTTCCATCATCCAATTGGCAGCGGTTATGTAGGTCGAAATATTTCTTTTATTGGATAGGGCTTTTTCAAATAAGCCGGAAACTCTATCACCAACTTTCATAAATTCTTTATTGTCAAGCGACCTCAAAAGTTCAGGGGTAACATCTTTAATATTTGATGAATCTTTAGAGAATAGAGATTTAAGTATTTCTTCGATTTTTATTACTTCCTCTGGTTTGTTTTCAACTTTGGTTAATAGGTCAGTATAAGAGGCAGGGTTAGCATCTTCTTCCTTAAAATGATCCATAGCAATCATCTTATAGTAATCTTCAATAGGTTTTATTTTACCAGCTTTAGTATCAGCTATAATTTGATTAATAGTGTCTTTATGCTCTTCCTCAACTTTTATTCCCATTTCAAGTTCTTTTGGATCTATCGGCATGCTATTTCTCCTATTACTTTTTAATTCCCCAAAATCTCAAATCATTTCCGAGAACGCTAAATTCAAACTTTGAAAATATGTTTTCAATATCAAGATAGATTCTTATGTCTTGTTCGGTAAGGGTTTTATAATAACTATCCCAGCCTGGTAACTTAGTAGTTAAAGGCGATGATTCAGGATGCGCAAATATAGTACCATGTTCCGGCCTTCCAGTTGTGGCGCAAGTAAATAAAAATAATCCGCCTGGCTTAAGAAGCCTAATAATATTTTTTAAGCTTTTATCTACATACATATCATGCTCAAATACTTCTGTGGAAATAATAGTATCATAAAAACCATCGGGGGCAGTAAACTCATGAGCTATAGAAACATAATCAACATTTTTTCCATCGGCGATATCTATGCCCAAATACTTACATGATTCAAAGAAATTTCTGTTAGAGCCATTAATATCAAGAGATCCTACATCAAGTACTTTTGCGTTTTTAAAATATTTTGGGAATCTATCTTTAACTCTAAAGCAATAAATCTGCTGTTGCAAATGTGCCATATTGCTCCTTTATACGGTTATGTCTAGCTCAACAATACACCTACATGACGGATGAAGGGGAGGCGCGTCAATTTCTCCAAATTCAGGACTGTCGAAGCTTTCATCCATTCCAACTTCCTGTTGATCCATGTCTTGGCAGGCTTCACAAAGTCTATCATCGGGTGTAACGATCCAGCGTTTAACGGCCTTACTGGGATCATAAAGGCCCTGTTCTGCTGCCTGATCCCATACTTCTAATTGCCCTTGATTAACGGCGTCCATTGATTCGGTACGGGCAATGGTGGTTGTTCTATAGTCAAGCATCTTTTCATAATAGCTATCGGTCATATTTTCAAGTTTCTTACCGCCTATGCCTTTATCTAAGAGCCCAGCCTGATAATTTACAACCGCCATAGCTTGACGGTCATTGAGTCCAATAGAACGTGGTATGTTCTCGGCAATAGTTCTTATTGGGCTACCTTTATTCATGCCTTGGGATATAACCGTTTGAATAGCAATCTTACTCTGGTCGGTGATACCTTGTATTCTTTCACCTACTTTTTTATCAATGTATTTCTGGATACGTGGGTTTTTGGCATCAAATATAATTTCAGGCTTTAAAACTTCCGGCATATAGTCTATCGAATATTTCCCTGCGTCTATTATTCCCCTTTTAACCAGCTTTTTTATGAGATCAAACTGCTTAGTAAGATTTTGCCATTCTATAATTGATAAAATTATGTCGCTTTTATTTCTCTGGATAATGTCGATAAGATTTGAAATATTTATCTTTTTCCTAAATTCGTTAAGGTTTTTAGAAAGCGTAATTCCATAAGACGCAGCCATCTTGTCAGATATTTTATGTAGCCCTTTCCACGCTTGGTTTTTCGCTTTCTTATCATAGATCGCCCCTTTTGTTATTTTATGTTGATGTCCACAAGTGCAAGATAAATTATTATTTACGCTGAAACTCATTTAAGTCCTAAGAATTTCATTATCTTCTTAACTACGCTTTTCTTTTCGGCAAGTTGTTTCTTCCTCTTTATCGGTTCTTGTAAAGGCAAGCCTTGATTTGGTTCTGCTGGCTGTATTGGCTTGTCTGTAGGTTTTAATTCAGTTTCTAATTCTGGCTTATCTTGTGGCTTTACTGCTTCAATGTCCGGTTGGCTTGGATCTGATATTTTATCATCTTCATCGGTATTGGCCTCATCCTCATCTGTTGCCGATGTTAAATCTTCATTAAGTTTATCAATTTCTTTTATTGGCATTCCAGCTTGCTTGCGGAACCAATTTTCAAGAGCATCATCTGGAAATAACGGCATACCTGACATTGAAAGCTTAGATATAAAATCACCTAATTTTTGTAAGTCCACAGATTCAATATCGCCATGTGCAAGTTTGGGAAGTTTTGTTATATTAAATGCTCCCTTGTTATACATGAATAATCTAGGGATTTCTATTCGATTGAAAACGTCCATGATCTCATCAAGGAAAGAACCTATTGCGCTTGCAAATATACTTGTCTTGGAATCGGCAAGAGCAAACGATCCCGTCTTATCGTGACCCAATAAAATAAAATCAGCAAGAAGAGTCATTGCTATTTCTACATTTTTTCGATTAATTACTTTGTCAGTATCAAATTGACGGTTACCCGATGCACTCATTAACTCAAACTCTATTAGGGGATGTCCGTTTTCATCATAAGCATTAGGCAACATTAAGCCATCTTGTTCATCACGCCTAATGTTCAAAAGTATCTTTTTATATTCGTTAACTAGATCTTTATGTTTCTGATCTGCATTTTTATAAAGCCATTCAGCAGGAACTTTCATTACTGGCAGCCCAGCTAAATCTCGCTCAATACCAATACCCTCAACAACTTCAATGTTCTTCTTAAAATACCACGGTCTATACGCATTTCGCAAAACACTTCTTCCTTGAGGATTATCTTTGCTGTCATATGCAGTTCTGAATAATAAACATTTTTCTATAGGTAAAAATCTAAGTCTATAATCAGGTGGTGATATTTGCCATGCCCCCATAAGCAATCCGTCATCATCAAATTTCCAACGGCCAGGGCCTACTATTGTATCAGCAGAACGGCCCGCAATCCTTCGCCATCCTATTAAACCGTCTGAATAAGATGAGTTGTATTTTGGATCTTTTAGGAAAGTTCCTAGCCTTCGCTTATATACACATTCCCTATAATCAAAACCAAATGGCAACATACCCATAAATATTTCTTTTATAAGTGATACCCATCCAGTATCCATATCTTCCATGCATGATTCAAGAAACTCTTTTGCTTTTAGGTCTTCCTGTTCTGTACCACCTTCCTGTACGTGCCACTTAACTTGTGATACTAGAGTTGTTACTGCAAACAGCATTGCACCAATAACAGGATCATTATCACGCATTTCTTTGTAAATCTGTATGCCCCTGCCAAGCTGTAAGTCCGGGATAAACTCTTCATAAACGTAACCGGAAAATTGTGTTAATCCGGTTTTACCATAAATATTTGTCGGGTCATACTTAGACATATGTCACCTATTAGCGTTGATTTGTTTCTTGATCTTAAAGTAAGATTTCACTACTTAAATATAACCCGAAAGATTATGTCTGTCAAAGGGCATTATCTAAAACCACCGTAGTTACTTTCTTTTGACATTTCTGGAACTTCAATTGATCCGATTAGTTTCAATTTTTTAGTTCTAAAATA